AAATTCAATATGATCAAATATCTGATTATGTAGGGCAATTATTTTTTAAAACGGCTAATGGTAGTGGAACATTAGCCACACGTCTCACCATCTCATCGGGGGGTGATGCTACTTTTACACCATCGGGTGGTTCTGTTGTTATAGGCTCAAGTGGACACATAACAAGCACTCAAGCATTAGATTCCGCAACTGCGGGGGGTAGATTTATTGGTAGTAGTAATAGAGGGGTTTTAGGAGATATTAGAATCGAACAAACAACAACGGGAGCAGATGGAGGATATATAAGATTTATGACAAGTCCAAGCGGCTCAACCTCACCAACCGAAAAAATGCGCATCTCATCGGGGGGTGATGTGGGAATTAATTCTACTGCCTATTTATCTTTTAATGGAATTGATCCACAACATTCTATTGGTTATAATTCGGGAATAGATGGAGTACGAGTTAGGGGACAAAATGGAATTATATTAGCCACGGGATCAAGTGCAACACCACGCCTCACCATCTCATCGGGGGGTGCTGCTACTTTTAGTGGTAGTGTAATAACTCCCTTTTTAAATGTTAGTGGTTCGGCTTCACAAATTGCTGCTTTTAATGGTACGGGTGCAAATGGAGGATATTTAGCGTGGCAAACTAGTGGCACTACTATTGCGGACTTAGGAACTGCACAACAAATATTCGGTTCGGGCGGAAATGATACTTTTGGAATCAATGCAAGAGGAGCAAGAAGTTTAATTCTTGGAACAAATAATAGCGCAAAACTCACCATCACATCGGGGGGTAATGTTTTAATTGGATTAACAAACGAAGCATCACAACCTACAAATAATAATTTTTTTATAGCAGATTCAGCAAGTGGGCCATCTATCACAATTGGTGGTCATGGTGGTGCTCATACTGCAGTTTTATTTAGACACGATGGAGCAACAACTCCAGGATCAATAGTTATTACTACTAATTCAACGACATACAACACATCATCAGATTATAGACTAAAAGAAAATGTAACACCTATTACAGATGCGCTATCTAGAGTTAATCAATTAAAGCCTAGCCGATTTAATTTTATAGCAGATACAGACAGAACGGTTGACGGCTTTATTGCTCACGAAGTACAAGACATAATCCCCGAAGCCATAAGCGGAGAAAAGGACGCAGTAAGTGAGGACGGAACACCCGATTATCAAGGCATTGATCAAAGCAAAATAGTGCCTTTATTAACTGCGGCAATCCAAGAACAACAAACCATAATAGACACCTTGACGGCACGTCTTGATGTTTTAGAAAAAAAAGCCTAAATTTGGAAAATAACCAAAACTAAAAACAATGAGTAAATTAACAGACGAAGAATTAAAGACTTTACAAGAATTAAACGCAAGTATAAACGGTGCTTTAAACAACATGGGAGTCCTTGAGATTCACAAGCAGAACGAGATCAAAAAGCATGACGAAGCATTTGGGCGTTTTAAGGTCTTACAAGATGAGATGAAGGTTAAATATGGTAACATAACCGTTGATATTCAGACGGGAGAAATTACCGAAACGAAAGAAGATGGCAAAGAAGAAGGAAGCTGAGAACATCAGCGCACATATTAGCTACAGAGAGGGGACGTATTCAGCAACTGCGACAAAGCACGGCGTTGATAACGTTCCAACTGATGAGCATTTAGAGGTAATGAAGGTAACGGCTGAGAAATTATTTGAGCCGTTGCGTGAGTTTGTCGGTGGAGCAATCAGGGTAAACTCGTTTTATCGCTCAGAAGACTTAAACGCTTTACTCAAAGGAGGCGCAAGAAGATCGCAACACATGAAAGGCGAGGCAATGGATTTAGATGCTTTAGGCGGAAGGTCAAATGCTGAAATGTTCATGATCATAAAAGATCAGCTTGACTTTGATCAGCTTATCTGGGAAGGCGGAAATTACGAAGAACCTGAATGGGTTCACGTTTCTTACGTCTCAGAAAAGAAGAATCGCAAGCAAGTTCTTAAAATGGTAAGGAAAGGCACGGGAATCTCATACAGAGTCTTTGATGGATGTTCTACTTGTAATGGGTAGTTGATCCATAATTAAAAGATAGTCGCTTAGAGAGGATTAAAATAGCCTTAGAATTGATTTATAGATTATGCCTATACCTAAACCAAAGAAGAACGAGAAACAAAGAGATTTTATGATCAGGTGCGTACCCCAGATGATGAGGGAATACAAGGAGGATCAAGCTATTGCAATATGTTACAAAAGTTTTAAAGATAAAAAATGAGTGAAGTTGGTATTGATGTTGACGGGGACAAGAAACCCGACTTTCAGTTGGATTTTAAAACGTTAATTTTAGTAGGGGGGATGATTTTTTCAATTGCTTCGTCTTATATGATGTTGCAAAGTGAGATTGAGGTAGCTAAAACGCTACCAAAACAAGTTGCTCCTGCTGATGATACAAGAGTAATCAATCAAAAGATTGAATATCTGATAAAAGAATTTGAAAAAAGCGAGGAAAGGATTAAAGACCTTGAACGCAAAGTATATAAAAAGTAGAAATTATGTTAAAAACATTTTTAAATATCGTAGAAACGGTTGTCCCTATTGGGGGCGAACTGATTGAGAATATAAAATCAAAGGACGGAGGCATTAATAAGTTCTTTGCTCCCAGATTTATTAAGCAAATGATACGTTTACTTGTAACGATTGCGGCAGTTTATGCATTCATTACGGGAAAAATTTCCATTGAAGAGGTTCAGGAAGTTGCTAAATAGATTTTTTTAGTATAGATTTGAAACTTACTTGGTAGGTATAAAGGCATTCTTCTTTTTTTTTAAAGATTAAAAACCCGATAGGTCTACCAAGCTACGGGTTTTTTTTATGCGTCGAATCACGATTCGGGAAAACCTTAAAGACCAAGAATGAAGCAAGGGTCAAGCGTAGTGAAGAGGTATACGTGCAGGGAATGGCAATGAATGCAGTGAGCCATAAATAACCTCAAGTCCTAGCAATGTTATTCATAGGTAGCTAGGATGTCTTGCGGAGACTCGATTACTCGAAGGCAAGAAAGCACTTATTTCTACTAGGGATAAGTGCGTCTTACAAATCCTCTCATAGCCTCTCAGGCAATTAAATAATTAACTATGAGTATATTACTATATATTAGAGGCATGGCTAAAAAGAAAACAATAACCAGAGGCAAACTTGTCTCAAAACTAGACTCAGTTTTCAGCAAATTTATTAGACAAAGATATTTAGATAATGAAATTGCAGAATGCTTCACTTGTGGAAAGCAGGATCATTGGAAAAAAATGCAAAATGGGCATTTCAGAAGTCGGGTTCATTATTCTACAAGGTGGAACGAGTTGAATTGTCAGGTACAATGCGTAGGGTGTAACATGTTCAAGCAAGGAGAGCAATATTTATTTGGTCTTAATCTGGATAAAAAATACGGAGATGGTACGTCACATGAATTGTTTATGAAATCCCAGATGCTATCCAAATTTACGATGGCAGACCTAAAAGAAAAACTTGAATACTATCAATCTAAGATTTTTTAACTATCTTTGCCACGTGTGTTTCTAAACAAAATATCTTTGTTTAAAAATTAAAAGAGCCATTAACGCTATCTAGCAGTATTTGGTTCTTTTTTTTTATTCAAAAGCCTTTTCACTTGTATTTATCAACCAATAGGTTTATATTTGTACTTCATTAAAACACACAATTTCATGTTAAAACTATATAAGAAGATTGATGCCGTCCAAAAAGAGATCGGCTCACTAAGAAAGGATGGGAAAAATCCCCATTTTGGAAATACGTACGTCACAAAGGATTCTTTGCTTGACCAAATAAGACCGTATTTTGAAAAGCACAACTTGCTTTTGATTCAACCTCCTCAAGGGGATAAGCTAGAGACAAGGATAATTTGTCTGGATAGCGGAGAGGAACTAAGTTCAAGCATTAATTTCCCACCATTGACAGACCCACAAAAGATACTATCATGCGTGACCTATTTTTGTCGGGGTATTCTTACGGGTATCCTGGGACTTCCTGCGGAGGATGATGATGGAAATCAAGCGAGTGGAAAAAAAGCATTTCTGAAGAATAATACTCAGGACTATGCTAATGTAGTGGATTATATAAATACTGATCCAAAGGCTAGTATTGCTAAATTGAAGATAAGATTTGCCATGACTAAAGAGATGGAGGATCAATTAACCAAATTAATAAACCTAAACAACAAGTAAAATGGAAGTAATAGGAATTTTAAAAGTAAAGCAAGACACCGTTCAAGTGAGCGAGAAATTTAAAAAGAGGGAGTTTGTAATCGAATTGACTGACAACCCTAAATATCCTCAGACGATACAATTTCAATTGGTGCAGGACAGTTGTCCTATGCTTGACCAATTTAATCTTGATGATAAGCTACGTGTTGAATTTGAATTAAGAGGACGCAAATGGACTGATCCAAATGGGGTTGATAAGTATTTCAATAGCCTTCAAGCATGGAAGATCGAAACATTAACCACAGATCCTGACGTATTACCATTCTAAGGGGGCATTTGCCCCTTTTTTTTTATGCAGACAGATATTTTCAAGGCACACACGCAAGAAAAGATGAAGAAATACTTTGCTGAATGCAAGGTTGACTTCAGGAAAAAGCTAGACTATCCACCAACCGCCCTTTCATTGGGTTCAATGGTCTTACAATCTAGTAACGATAAAAGCGTAGTACCTATTCCAATTGGTACTTATGGCAACTTTTCAATGATAGTTGCTCCACCGAAGACTAAAAAATCCTTTTTTGTTTCGATTCTGGTTTCAGCTTTCCTAGCAGGACGGAATAGTTATTGCGGAGATATAAGAGGACACAGAGAGGATCGGAGCATACTGCACCTAGATACTGAGCAAGGACAATGGCATTGCCAGAGGGTATTTAAAAGAGCCAATGACATGGCAAATGTGGAACATTCAGAAAAATACCATACTTTTGGGTTGAGAACTATAAGCTACAAAGAAAGAATTGAGTTCATTGAGTATTGTTTGAAGGAGAAATACAAGGACATAGGACTGATTGTCATAGACGGCATTGCTGATCTTGTGTCAGATGTCAACGATATTGAGCAGTCCAATGATTGCGTACAGAAATTAATGGAATGGAGTGCTAATTATAATTGCCATATTATCACGGTAATACATTCTAACTTTGGAACAAATAAAGCGACGGGTCACTTAGGAAGTTTTTTAATGAAGAAGACAGAAACTGAGATACATTTGGAAACCAATGACGTAAATAACTCATTGATTAACGTAAGTTGCAAAAGGAGCAGAGGTTACTCTTTTAGTCCTTTTACTTTTAAGGTAAACAATTACGGATACCCTGAAGTAATTCAACCATACGAAGATCATAATGCATGAAAGGGAAATGCAGATGCTTGTTGATAAGCGCAAAAAGTGGTTTAACATTCTTTTGCATTTCGGATGCCATCCAGATGATTGCGATGACATTATTCAGGACATGTACTTAAAAGTTTTTAATAAGCTGAATGAGGGAGCAAACATAAAATACAAGGATGACTCAATTAATTACTATTATATCTTTAAGATTCTCAGAAGCCTTTTTATTGACTCAAAAAGGAAGAACAAAAATATTATTTTCATTGACTTAGATGTTCTTTATAAAATGGAAAGCGATCAGGCTAATACTGAAACATATTTAAAGGTTGAGCATCAACTAAAAATGATGTATTGGTACGATAGAAAAGTTTTTGAGATAATAACTGAGGGGGAAAGCATCAGTAAATTGTCACAAAAAACGGGGATTAGTTATCACTCACTTTACAACACTTTTAAAAAGGTAAAAAACAAAATAAAAAAGCTATTATGAAACTAGGCGATTTAGTATTTCAATTTACAAGTCTGACGGGGATCAAATACCTTGTTGATCTGTATAATAAAAAGACGGGTAAAAAATGCAAATGCGATGAAAGAAGAAAAAACTGGAACAAAATCAAACTAAAGAGAAAATGAGAAAGCTAAAAGAAGAAACCAAATTCAGTAATGAAGACTATCAGAAATGGAAAGCCTTTAGGAATGTTAAAAAAACCACGATCACTCATGAAGAGTACAATTTGCTTTGTGATTTACATGCTACGTATTACGAGCATAAATTATATAGACCTAGCAAATGTTGCGGTCAGAAGACATTGCAGAAATACGTTGAAGAATTGCACGTCATATTTGACAAGGGTTTGTAGTTATTGATTTTTTAGTATACATTTGTTGCATGAGATATACGTTTCTGCATCCAAATATTGAAACAAGACATTTGACGGTCAGGAAAGATGACCCCAGATGGCTTGGCTATTGGATGGATTTTTTAAGATTTAAAAACACACAAAATGAAAAGCAAAAAATTCGAACCTAAAATTGTAGAAGGAAAAGTCAACCCTGCAAAAGAATCCTCTTTAAAAGAAGAGTACCAAGACGTAGTGGATTTCTACATCAATACTACTCCCTACCAACATATGTTCTTTCTGGATTTGATTAAGGACAACTTGACTTTTTTTAGTGATCAACACAAAGAGGTTTTTAGCGTAGATGAAGAATATACGATGAACTTTAATGGACCATTTCTTCAAATCCCTATCAAATGAATATTTTGTTTGATGCAGATTCAATGATCTACGCCTCTTGCTATGATACGGAGATTAAAGATTTCTACTCCGATTTTGATCAAGCGATTGAAAAGTACGAAGACCAAATGGATGAGTTACGTCACGAGATTGAGGACTTTACTTGGATTGATACTTTTAATACTTTTCATGGAAGCAGAGGAAATTTCAGGAAGTACATCGGGAACAGAAGCTACAAAGCAAACAGAAAAGGGGACAGACCTGAGATTATAGATTACTTGCATGAATATGTAAGACTTGAATACGATGGCATATCTGGTTACGGAGTAGAGACTGATGACATGGTTGCTAGGTATTGGTACAATAATTTAGGATTCAAAGAGAGAACCAGAGAGGATTTGCTTATTGTGGCAATAGATAAGGACTACAAGCAGTTGCCTTGTTGGTTGTATAATTATCACTATAAGCATAAAACTCTCTTAGACATCAGCTATGATGATGCTAGGTACAATTTTTATGAACAAATGGTAAGCGGAGATCAAGCTGACAATGTAAACTACCTTTATGGTAAGGGAAAAGCATTTTGCAAGAAGTATTTTGTACGTGGGGAAAGTGAATATCAGTACAAAAGAAAGACATTTCAATTGTTCAAGGATCGATACAAGGGCAAGGCTAGAGAAAAGTACATTGAGTGCTATAATTTATTAAGGCTTAAAGTAGACTGATGGAGCGAGAGATAATGATTATTGAGATAATAGACTTGATCTTGACCTTGTTTCTTCTAGCAACGTTGTGGAGCATTAAAGATGAACTTAGGAAGCTATGAGATATACATACCCTAAATCATTTTGGCTTATTGCTGATCAAATTGGACATGCTAGAAGCGTTATAAATGAAAGCATGCTACAACACAACCCAGAGTTTGACCGAGGAGAAAAAAGCGATCACGTTGATCGGGTCGGAATAGCAGGGGAGTTAATCGTAGCGGATTATTTGACTAGAAAAAAGGTTGATTTTACGATGGCAAATCTTTTAGATTTATACCCGTCTAAAAATCCTGACTTTATTATCAAGGGTAAAAACATTGATGTGAAGTCAACCTATCATTTTCAAGGCGCTCACGTGTTGGTAAATGAAAGAGCGCATAAAAAAGGACTAGGAAAAATTGAGATGTATTGGATCGTTTATATACTTGATAAAGAAAATGCTGATTTTTACTTTGTTGACTATGAAGATGTCAGCAAGTGGGAATGCAAATTCATGAAGTATACGAATGCCTTTTGTATTAAACCAGAAAACTTAAAGAAATGAAAACCATTAATTCATTAAGTGGAGGAAAAACAAGCAGCTATTTAGCGGTTCATTATCCTGCTGATTACAATATCTTTTCCCTGGTTCGAATTGATGACGTAAAATGCAAGCCTAAAGATGATAAATTGGTTCAAATGGTTTCAGATAAGTTAGGTATTGATTTTGTTTCCACGGCTGAATCAGATAAAACCCTAAAAGTCATGTTTGATTTAGAGCAGATATTAGGCAGAGAAATTATTTGGGTTTCTGGAGATAGCTTTGACGAAGTTAATAGGAAGAAAAAAGCACTACCAAATGAGTTGATGAGATTCTGCACAACAGAAATGAAATTGAAGCCTATATTTGATTGGTGGCTAAAAAATATTAATGAGAAGGTAAAAATGGGGATTGGGTTTAGATACGATGAAAGAGACCGTGCTAAAAGATTTACCACATCATTCAAGACAATAGTAGGTAAAAGAAAAACTCAAAACAAATGGGAGGAGATAGAATGGAGGGAAGGGCATTTTCCTTTAATAGATAACAAGATTATTCATTATCCAATTTATAAATGGGCAAGTAAAAGTGGAATTGATTTCCCTGAAGACTCTAATTGCGTTGGTTGTTTCCATAAGCAAGTGCAACAACTAAGAAAGAATTGGGATGATGAGCCTTTAAAGATGCAATGGTTTGCTGACCAAGAAAAGAAATATACTTGGAAAAAAGAAATGAGTTTTAAACAAATAAAAAAAGTAGGTAAGCAATTGGATTTCACTTATGGTGGAGGTAGTGGTTGCCAGGCAGGATTTTGTACAGATTAATATAAAAAAATGAAAAACACAAAGACTAAAAAAGAACTAAAAAAGGAATTAGATGACCTTATTGAACAGAAAGATAATAACATGAAAAGGATTCAAGATGAAATGAAGCGATCTTCTGGGATGTCACACGGAGAAATGAAATCATTGCTTCATGGCGTGAAAGTATTCAAGACTAAAATCAATGCATTAGAAAAGAAAATCAACGATGGGAAAAATTAAACTAATAATCAAACTCATAGTACTATGCTTTTGCAGTTTTCTGCTTTTGATAGTCAGTAATTTTATACCGTTACATAACAGAAAACCAGATGAACCCTTCAGAAATAATTAATAAGCTAAAAAGAATCACAAAAATTGATCCTTTTGTTGAATCCAGAAAAAAAGAAGTGGTCGAAGTCAGGGCATTGCTCTGCTATTTGCTTAGAGAAAAGCGAAAGTTGCGATTGATTGCAATAAAAAAGATATTTTTAGAGAATGGAAGGCAAACAAATAATGCTACGATCCTGCATGCTTTAAAAAATTACGAGGCATATTCAAGATCAAACGAAAGCCTTAAAGAAATAGAGAGTCAATTCAAATTTGAAGCTGAGTCTGCTGACGAGATACTTAAATCTCAAATTTTAGAAAGCAGGCTTAGAATTTTAGAACGAAAACTTAGAAATTGTGAAAAAGAAACTAGAGAAAATATTGGAAATTATGTTCTCAGAGAGTGAGAAACCAAAAACCTTTTGGATCAGTATACCTGAATACTTTCAAACTGAGGATGAGAGACATAAATTTATCCAAAAGACAATTCATTTTGTAAACAGAAAAACAAAGACAAGTACTAAAACCACCTACGCATGAAAAAAGAGATTAATATAAATCTTATTTTAAGTAATCCAGACAATCCTAGAATAATAAAAGATGACAAGTTTAAAAAACTAGTCCAAAGCATTAAGGATTTTCCTGAGATGCTAGAAAAAAGACCAATTGTGGTTGATGAAACCATGATGGTCCTTGGAGGCAACATGAGATTAAAGGCTTGTAAGGATGCAGGGATCAAAAAGACGTGGGTAGACGTCGCTGAAGGCTGGACTGAAGAGCAGAAGAAAGAATTTATTGTCAAGGATAATGTCGGATTCGGAGAGTGGGATTGGGATACATTAGCAAATGATTGGGATGCGGAGAAACTAGAGGACTGGGGATTGGATATACCTGACTTTGCTATCAATGAACTAGAGGCAGAAGAGGATGACTATGAAGAACCCGATGATCTAAAGGTTGATGTTGTTTTGGGAGATTTGATTGAGATCGGTGATCATCGTTTATTATGTGGAGACTCAACTGATTCAGATCAAGTGGCTAAGTTAATGAATGGAGAGAAGGCTGACATGGTGTTTACTGATCCGCCTTATGGAATTAGTGTTGTTAAAAATGAAAAGGTAGGTGCTGATTTTGGTATTGCTAAAAAAGGGAAATACTCTGAGGTTATTGCAGATGACACAACAAAAACTGCTAAAGAATTTTATAATACTTGCATAGGTTTAGGTATGGATAGGTTTATTATTTGGGGAGGTAATTATTTTACTGATTTTTTACCATTTAGTGATGGATGGATTATTTGGAATAAAAGAGCAAATACGGATATAAGAAATACATTTGCCGACGGAGAAATGGCTTGGTGCAGTTTTCATACACCAATAAGAATATACGATCAACTATGGAACGGAATGATTAGAGAAGGTGAGAAAGAAAAACGAGTACATCCAACGCAAAAACCTATAAGAACTTTATCAGAAATAATACAAGATCATGTAAAAGGAAATATAATTATGGATGGTTTTCTTGGTAGCGGTTCAACAATGGTAGCATCCCATCAGCTTGACCGTAAATGCTATGGTATGGAATTAGACCCAAAGTATTGTCAGGTAATAATAGATCGAATGAGAAAGCTAGATGATACCTTGACGGTTAAAATAAACGGTAAAGAATATTGATAATATACAGAACAAATACAGAATGAGTAAGGAAGATTTAATTCCTTTTAAAAAAGGACAGAGCGGAAACCCTAACGGAAGACCAAAGGGCAGTAAGAATAGAAGCACAATCGCAAGGCAATGGCTTGAGGTAAATGAGGAGATAAAGAATCCATTGACCTTTAAGACCGAGCGAATGAGTCAAGAGGATGTTATGACCCTAGCGTTGATTAAGAAGGCAAGGAGCGGCGATGTAAACGCTTACAAGGCTTTGATGGACTCAGGTTATGGATCGCCTTTGCAACAGATCGAATCGACAAACATAGAGCAACCATTATTCCCAGATACTGAGTCAGATGCTGAAGAGGACAACGGCAATAAATAAGATTCTCAAGTTAAAGAAAAGAGTTAAGATAATTCAAGGCGGTACATCAGCAGGAAAGACCTTTGGTATTCTCCCAATCTTAATTGATAAAGCCACCAGGACTCCAAGACTTGAAATCTCAATTGTTGCTGAGTCTATCCCTCACTTGAGACGTGGAGCATTGAAGGATTTCTTGAACATCATGAAATGGACTAACCGTTTTTTTGATAGCAGATACAATAAGTCCTTGCTTAGATACGAATTTGCTAACGGTAGTTATATCGAATTCTTTAGCGCAGATGATTCATCCAAGCTGAGAGGTGCAAGACGTGATATCCTCTATATTAACGAATGCAATAATGTGGCGTTTAATTCTTACAATGAATTATCTATAAGAACAAAATCAGATATTTACCTAGATTTTAATCCTGCTAATGAATTTTGGGTTCATACTGAATTGAAAGATGAGGTTGATAGTGACTTTCTGATTCTAACATACAAAGATAACGAGGCTTTAGATCATCGGATTGTCAAGGAGATTGAAAAGAACAAAGCCAAATCAAAGACAAGCGCATATTGGGAGAATTGGTGGAGGGTATACGGTGAGGGATTGGTTGGAATGCTTGAGGGTGTTGTGTTTAGTAATTGGAAAGTCATTGATAAAATACCTGAAGACGCCAGGCTCTTGGGATATGGAGTTGATTTTGGATACTCGGTTGATCCAAGTACGATAATTGAGGTCTATAATCTTGACGGAAAAAGAATCTTGAATGAAATCTGTTACGAAACGGGACTTGTAAATACTGAGATAGCCAAAAGAATGAAGAGTGAAGTCATTGCATACGCTGATAGTTCAGAGCCGAAGAGCATTGAGGAAATCAGAAGAACGGGTCAGAAGATCAAAGGCGTTACCAAAGGAGCAGACTCAATTAATTTCGGTATTCAGATCATGCAGTCACAAAGCTATTTGGTGACCTCTAAGAGCGCCAATCTAATTAAGGAACTTAGATCATATTGTTGGGATAAAGATCGCAAGACGGGGGCGCAAATAGGGAAACCCGTAGACTACATGAATCATGCGGTGGATGCAGTTAGGTATCACGAGATGGAAAGTTTAGGGAGGGGTGCTAATTTTGGAAAATACAGCATTACGTAAGTGCACCACATATGAGGGTACTAGATAAGTTAAGACAATATGAATCAAAAAATACCAGAACAATTAAACATTATCTATTCAAAGAAAGAAGATTACGGATTCAGATACGATTTTGTTTTCTCAACGGATTACCGAGATTGGATTGTGAGCAAAAGCAAGAAGTACGACAATAAGGAGTACCGAAGAAAACTTGCTGAAAAGAAAGAAAATGAAAATAAATAAAAATAGTTATAAACTTTTTGGTGGATAAATAAATGCTCTATATATTTGAGTATAATTAATCAAAACAAAAAACAAAATGGAAAATTTTATTCAAAAAATAGCAGTTAGTATTTCTGAAATCAAAAAAGGAGGAACAGATGCTGATACAGAAAAACAACTCTCAAATTTATGGGAAAATGTATGTAGATATAAACGAGCATCAGAAGTCATTAGGGTTGGATATAGCCATACTGAAGAAACAGTAAAAAAATCTAAGACTGAAATTAGTAGGTTATCAGATGCTAGTTATGATAAAATGATTAACTCAATAATAATACAATAAATTCAATGGGGGTTAATCACCCCCTTAACTTAAACAAAAAAGAATCATGAAAAAAGACCAAATCAAATCAAGATCAGAATACAAGATCATGGGGTTTACCCTTGAGAATATGTTGAGTCATGCTTACGCATTAGGACGTATAAACCAATTGTATCATCCAGAAGATGTAAGCGATAGCTTAAAGAAAGAGGCAATCTACCAAGCCTCAAGAAAATGTAATTGGGACGTATTTGAAATTATAGAGAAATGATAAAGGAAAAAATCAAGACAGTCGAAAAGATATTGCGAGAGATTGCAACGACAAGAGATAATGACCAAGAACTGATTGCTAAATATTGGCATGATGAACTAAGAGAAATGAAATTTGATCAGGAAAGAGACTTTATTCTAACCCACAGAGAAATCAACTTATTCTACAAGGTTATTGAGAGTGGCATTTTAAGTCAGCCTGACACCATCACAAGAGCAAGAAGGAAGGTTCAGGAGGAAGTACCATCCTTGAGGGGTGACAAGTACCATAAGAGGCATTCAGCAACTGAGATCGTAAAGGAAGAGATCAAAGAAATCCCAGAAATGGTAGGGACTTACAAGGCTTTGGATCAAATTACTCTTGGACTTTTTGATAGATGAGAGTATTAGTCGCTTGTGAGGAGAGTCAAGCAGTAACAAAAGAGTTGAGGGAGTTAGGTCATGAGGCTTATAGTTGTGATCTACTCCCTTGTAGTGGTGGTCATCCCGAATGGCATTACCAGGAAGATGTTTTTGAGGTTATTGATAAAGGTTGGGACATGATGATTGCCCATCCACCATGTACATATCTAGCGGTCAGCGGTGCGAGATGGATGTACAACAAAGATGGATCAATCAATGAAGAGAGATTAAAGAATCAAAACGATGCTTTGGATTTCGTCAAGATGCTTATGGATGCTCCTATAAAAAGCATTGCTATAGAGAATCCAATATCCGTAATCTCTAGTCAGATTCGCAAACCCGACCAAATAGTTCACCCATATCATTTTGGTGACAAGGCTAGTAAGTCTACTTGCTTATGGTTGAAGAATCTGCCCAAACTTGAGTACACTAATGTTGTGGAAAAAGGGGAGTTCAAAGAATGGACTGATAAGAAAAGCGGAAAAGTCAAGAAACAAGCTAAATGGTATTATGATGCATTGATAAAAGCTAAGAGTTCAACAGAGCGCAGAACATTAAGAAGTAAGACCTTCCCAGGAATAGCAAAAGCAATGGCAAATCAATGGACAAGTAATGTCTCAAATCAAATGAATCTTGGACTTTTTGGTAAATAAATATATTTTGATTAAATTTATAATTCATTAAAACACACGAAAATGAAAAACAAAGATTACAATTCGCAAATAATGACAGACTCTGCCCTGCTTATGCAGATGATGAGTTTGGAAATGAGGAAGGTTTACTTTACCTCAGATGATGATACTCAGAATTTTGAGATTCATTGGAAAAAAGAAGTCATCAAAGGAGTATTTTTTGAAGTGATGGCAGAAGTAATTGTCAAGCTAGAGATATCTGAGCCTTGGGGATTTATAGAAGACGAGGGATATCAAAGACCCGATCCTGGCGATTATGTTTTAAAACTTGAGTTTGGCGACATACATCTGTATTTCGATAACATGCCAATCTGTAATGAGAGGCAAATAGAAAATATTGTCATACCTCAATTAGAGCAAAAAATAGCAACATGGTAATTCAATGATACATGAAATTGATCAAATGAGACAACTCAAAGTCCTCGCAGTTTGCGAGGCATCTTTGGGTATCATAAAGGAAATAAAAGCAGGAGAGCCAATTACCTATGAGCAAAAGTTTGCTATTACAGATTCTCACAAAGTGATGTTTGACTATACGGCAGATTTAATTGAAGAGAACAAAAACCTAAAGAAAACATTATCAGAAATCAGAAGTCATTTTAATAAGATATCTTTGGAATATAAGACATTATTATTTGATGATAAATAATTTTTTTTGTGGTTGATTAATGGGGCGGTCAGGAATGACCGTCTTTTTTTATTTAAAATTTACTTAAAATTACGTTATACTATTATGAAAGCTAAGATAAATGTACCGACCAAATTGTCGGAAATTACTTTGAGGCAATATCAGGAGTTTTTAACTGCTCAAGAAACAAACGAAGATGAGCATTATTTAGAACATAAGGCAATAGAAATTTTTTGTCACGTTCCAGAAGAAAAGATCAAGACCATTGCGGCTCATTCGGTGACTGAAATAGCGAATAAAATAAGCGCATTGTTTGCTGATCAAAAAGAACTAGTCAGATTCTTTACTCTAAATAAAAAAGAGTTTGGATTCATTCCGAATTTAGACGAAATCTCTTTTGGAGAATACATTGACATAGATACTTATTTGTCAGATTGGAAAAACATGCATTATGCTATGAATGTTCTATACCGTCCTATATCGCACAAGAAGGCAGGAAGGTACGATCTGGTAGGATATGACACGGAGCAGAGAGATCGTGCTTTACAGATGCCTATGGATGCCGTGCTAGGGTCAATTTTTTTTTTATTCAATTTAAGGAAGGACTTATTGAAGACTACCCTGAACTCTTTAGCGGAAGAAGTGGAGATACAACAAGTGCATCTTCCGCATTTGGACAAAAATGGGGGTGGTACAATTCGCTCTATGGACTTAGTAAAGGAAACGTTGAACGAATTGAGCCAATCACTAAGATGAAAATGCATGAATGCCTGATGATGTTGGCATTTACAAAGGAAAAAAATGAGTTAGAAGCACGTTTAATGAAACAAAAAATAAAATGAGCAATCAAGGCGTAAGAGGTTTTTACCAATTAACAGAAACAATTAAGACTCAATTGCTTTTAGACATAAATTGCAAGACGGTAACAACGGGCGATATTACAGATGTCAACCTCCAGAAGCAAGACATCTTTCCTTTGGCTCACATGATTATTAATAGCGTTTCTCAGGAAGACGGAGTGCTTAGATTTAGTATAAGCATACTAAATATGGATATTGTTGACCGATCAAAATCGCCTACAACAGATTTATTCACGGGTAATAATAACGAGCAAGATATTTTAAATACTCAATTATCAGTAGCCAACAAATTAATTCAGATATTAAGAGGAGGGGACTTACATCAGGATGGCTATCAGATTGATGGCAATGCAGGAATGGAGCCGTTCTATGACCGATTTGAGAACGAACTAGCAGGATGGACATCTACCTTTGATGTATTAATCTATAATGACATACTAATCTGCTGATGGAATATAACGAGATAATGAAAGCGTATTCCGCATTTGGTAAATATGTGGTTCAACAAGGAAGAACAAACCTAAGTAAGAAGACCAAGAGTCCTAATAATTACACGGGTGCGCTTTATAAATCCTTAAAATATCTACCTCCAAAAGAATCTAACGGAAAGGTTATCATGAGCATACTCATGGATAGCTATGGTATGTTTCAGGATGCAGGAGTTTACGGCTCAAATCCTAGCTTAGTGAAGGATGGGACTCAGAAGGGGAAAGCAACTAATACGATCTTTGGCAGATATTCATACAAATCAAAAATGCCACCAATGAAACCTTTAATGGATTGGGCGAAATTTAACAAGATTAGATTTAGAGACAAAAAAACGGGGAAGTATAAAAGCGGAAATTATAGAGCAATTGGATTCTGGTTACAAAAAAGAATATTTGCCCAAGGGATAAAACCTACACTTTGGTTCACAAAGCCTTTTCGTGCGGCATTTCAAAGATTACCTCAAGAATTAGCTGAAGCCTTTGCGGCTGATTTAGCATTAAATTTAAAACAGAAATAAGATGGCAAGAGTAGCATTAAGAAGTCCTTACTTTATTACACGAACTGCATTAGCAACGGCTCAGTCAGTAGTATGTCAAATTTGGATAGATGGAGCATTAACATATACTTTATTAAAATCAGTAACGGCGGGACAATCAGTATTTTTTGAGGTTTCAGAATTGGTGCGAGATTATTTAGTAATTAATTATGATGGTTCACCTCAACCATCAGACACGGAAATTGACTTTGATTTAAGGATCTATTTTTATCCAACAACTGACGGAACGGGAAACGCTTTGTCCCCAACTTATAACCAAGATGATAACCAAGGTTTTGATGCTTATGGATATTTTGACGAGGGCGCAAATTGGCAACCTCCATATCCTTTAAGCAATGCGGCGTCTTGGCTGATTGCTCCAAAACTAGGAACAAATACAGAGTGGGAAATATTTGTGCCAGAAAATAAAAGCGGATATTTGCCGTATATTTTAAATACGGGATTAAGACCTGAGGTGGGATATCAATTTTATAACGGAACGGCTACATCATTAACAATCGGAGTAGGCGTCACTTGCACGATAAATCGACTGCCTTGCTCAAAATACGAACCCCAAAGGATAACCTTTGTTAATAAGTACGGACAATTTCAAGACCTTTGGTTTGCCTTAAAAAAAGTACTGACAACATCCACTACAAAAGAGGAATACCAAGGCATCAATTTGACCTCAAGTGGATTCAATACAACGTATGACACAACTAAGCCAACAAGGGTTGTCTACAATAAAGAGGCAAAGCAAAGAATCACATTAAATTCAGGCTATTATCCAGAAGGATACAATGCGGTATTTGAGCAATTATTAGAAAGTGAGCAGGTTTGGATTCAATTTTTGAACTCCGTAGGACAAACGCAATATCTACCCGTTAATGTAGTGACAAGTTCATTCGTTGAAAAAACTAAACTAAACGATAAATTGATTGATTACACTATTGAATTTGCAGAGGCTTACGATAAAATAAATAACATCAGATAGATGCAGAAACTACAACTTTATTTAGGGACAGATCGCATTGATTTATTTGGAGATGAAACCGTTTCGGTCACTCAGACAATTCAAAACGTGAGGGACATTTCAAAAGTATTCACAGATTTTTCAAAGACGTTTTCTGTTCCTGCTTCCAAAACTAATAACTTGCTTTTTAAGCATTATTACAACTTTGATATTGTTGGAGGTTTCGATGCGTTAAATAAAGTTGCGGGAAAAATTGAACTTAATAGCCTCCCTTTTAAAGATGGATTTATTCGACTTGAAGGAGTTGATATGCGAAAAGAAAAAGCATACGCATATCGAATAACTTTCTTTGGTAATACCGTAAATTTAAAAGACCTAATTGGAGAGGATATGCTATCAGCTTTAGGATCGCTTTCAACTCACGATCTAATTTATAGTCCTCAAATAGTTCAAGATAAACTTGAATTGCAAGAAACTTTGGGTCAAGCAATTCTTTGTCCCTTAATTACTCACACAGAAAGATTAACTTATGATTCAACGAATCACATTGCAGGATCAAGGAACGTCTATTGGCATACGGGTGGAGGAGCAAATGAACACGGAGTTTTATGGAGTGACTTAAAGTATGCGATTCGAATTGATGAAATTATAAGCGCAATTGAAGAAGAGTACGAAATCACCTTTGATAGTACGTCTTTTTTTAATATCACAAACGACAGATATTATCATTTGTTTATGTGGCTTCACAGAAAAAGTGGAGCAGTTCAACCTGCAACTCAGGTAACGGAATATTTTTCACAAGTTAACGAGTGGGGAGTTGATATTTCAAATAAGCCTTATGCAGTACAAACTGAGACAAGTATGCGGTTATATGTGACCGCAACTCAAACGGCAAATTTAGTACTATCACCAAGCACGGCAAGTACTGAATACCGAGTTATTGTTTATCGTAATGGGGCATCTTATTTTGAGTCAGACTATGACACGGGTGCTAGAACTTTCGGGATAGCGGATTGGGGCGAACCGTTACCTATCGGAACTTATACTGTCACAATTGTAACTAATCAATCGGCGGCTTTAATGAGTTTTCCCATAGCAAGTATTGAATGGGAGTTGCAAGGCTTTGGATTTAATATTGTTTTTGACACAGATACTCTATGGCAATCAAGTTTAACAATTGAATTTATTATCACGCAACAAATCCCCGAACAAAAAGTAATTGATTTTTTAAATGGTCTTTTTAACCTTTTTAATTTAACCGTTTACGCTTTGCCAAACGGAAATATTCAAGTCCAAACTATCGATGATTATTATGCAGCAGGAACTACTTATGACATCACACCTTATTTAGAAGTAACAAAAAGCAAGGTCGATGTTGCTTTACCTTATCGGCAAGTTAATTTTGAGTATGAAGGTCTTGGAACATTTCTTGCCAAGCAGTACGAGCAGCTTAATAACGTGGGATGGGGAAGCCTTAGATTTACTTTAGATGATGCAATTTATAACGCACCAACAGAAATTTATACCGTCAAACCTCCTTTTGAACACGTTCAGTTTGAGCGGTTATTTAATCAAGCAAATAACTCAGAAACCACAGTACAATACGGATATTTTGTAAATGAAAACGAGCAACCTTATTTCGGAAAACCTCTGCTTTTTTACCCCGTGACTTTATCGGGTGGCGATTCAATTTCGTTTTTAACCGATCTTACAACTCATGTGCGAGTGCAAGTTTACAACGTGCCAAGTAATAGCGTTGCTTTGGTTTCATCAATAAACCCAGATAACTTAAATTTTGGCGCAGAAATAAACGAGTATGCTTTGACATCGGCGGTATTTTCGGATTCTTCATTGTTTAGAAAGGAATATACTGACTATGTTTCTGCGGTATTTAATACTCAAAGAAGGATCACAAAAGTCAAAGCGTTTTTGCCTTTGAGAATTGTAATCGCTCTGGAATTAAATGATAAGATTACAATGAGAAATGAAACGTATATTATTAATTCAGTCACAACAAACCTTCAAACGGGAGAGAGTGACTTTGAACTATTGAACGTGGTATGAAATCAATAATTGAACTATTAAAATTAGCAGACGGAGAAACCGAAAACATCAGGATTGCTCAAGGAAAATACCTTTTTCCTAAGAGTTTTAAAGAGGCATTTAAGCAAATTAAAAAAGAAACAAAATGGAAGTTGCAGAAATTGACGTAGTAGCGAACACCAAAAAAGCGAGTCAAGAAATTAAAGACCTCAAAAAGCAGATTGAAAATCTTAGCAAAGAGGTTGTTGATAGCAATAAAAAGACTGAAGATGCTATTAATGCCTTAAAGAAAACCACAGATGAAGCCGCAGGAGGCATCAAAGGGATGGGATTGGCTATCAAAGCGGCAGGGGTTGGTCTATTCTTGAAGGTTCTGGAAGGATTGACAGAGTTATTTATGACTAACCAAGCGGTTGTTGATGCTAGTGCGACTGCTTTCAAGGCTCTTGAGATTGCATTTAATGATCTGTTTAAATTAGTCACGAGTAACGTTGGACCAATAACAGATTATTTCAAAAAAATATTTGACGATCCTCAAAAAGCCGTAGCAGATTTAGGAAAAGCGATCAAAGAGAATATGATCGAACGATTCAATTCTGCTTTGGAAGTTCTGGGATATTTAGGCACGGCAATTAAAAAAGTATTTGAAGGAGATTTTGACGGAGCAATAGAAGCGGCAAGTAATGCGGGAAAAGAGTTTACAGACGTTCTAACGGGAGTTGATGACTCATTTGATAAAACGGTTGAGTTAGTGAAAGAAGTTGCCGTAGCGACTGCGGATTACACTAAAAAAACGGTTGAAGCGGCGGCGGCAAGTGTTCAGATGGCGAAGGAAGCGCAAAGAGCAGAATTGTTAAACATAGGAATACTTGAAGAGTCGGACAGACTAGCAGAAAAACAACGTCAGATTAGGGATGAGGAACGTAATACAATCACAGAAAGGATTGAAGCAAATGAAAAATTAAAAGCAATTCTTGAAAAGCAAAACAAGGATATGCTTGAAAACGCCAAGATAGTTGAAAGACAAGCAATAGCGGCTTTTGAATTAAATGGAGGCATAGAACAAGAACTTGCTTTGATTGCGGCTAAAAACGAGGTGAAAGCGGTTGAGGCAACCATTGAAGGATTTATCTCAGAGCAAAAAGCAAATGATTTAGCGTTAACAAAAGAAAAACAAGAACTTGACGCAACAATAAATGACGGAGAGATTTTAAGAAGACAAGAAGAACGCGAGTGGAATGCTGAAAGGCAATTGAATGAATTCATGCGAATTACCGCATTGCAAGAGGCAACCGTTTTAGAAATAGCTGAAGAGACCAAAAGGCTTGAGGCAAAGAAAGCGTTATACAAAGAAGATACTCAAGCATTTGCGGATGCTAATGAAGAGTTACTTAATTATCAAGCTGAGTCAAATAGAAAAATAGCTGAACTTGAAGATATGTCAGCGGCGGCAAAGTTAGATATTGCTAAAAACACACTAAATAGTTTAGCAAATATTTTCGGAAAAGAATCTAAGGCAGGAAAAGCGGCGGCAATAGCATCAACTACAATAACTACATTACAATCATCAATCTCTGCTTTTAATTCATTGGCAGGAATACCCGTAGTTGGACCCGTTTTGGGAGGTATAGCGGCGGCATCAGCAATCGCAACGGGATTTAGGACTATCAAGGAAATTAAAGGGACTAAACTGCCTAAAGTAAATGGCGTTGGCGGTGGCGATGTTAGCGGAGGTTCTACTCCTTCAGTACCTAGTTTTCAGGCTCCATCAATTCCTGCAGATTTTAATGTAGTAGGAACAACGGGAACAAATCAATTGGCAGATGCTATCGGGGGACAGACTCAAGCGCCCGTGAAAGCATACGTTGTGTCTGGAGATGTGACTACCTCACAAAGCCTTGAAAGAAATATAGTCGAATCAGCTACGTTGTAAAACTTTATATCTCTTTACTATAAAGAACTATAAAGAAAAGCAAAACTTATTCGCTTTTACGTTATACTATTATGAGAATAGTAGAACTAGTATTAGACGAAGATCAGGAGTTTTCAGGTATTGAAGCAATTTCAATTGTAGAAAGTCCTGCTATTGAGAGTGATTTTGTTGCCCTAAAGGATGATGAAATTAAACTAGCAGAGGTATCCAAAGACAAAAGAATCTTGATGGGTGCTTTGCTTATTCCTAACAAACCTATTTATAGATACTCAGAAGACGGAGAGTATTACATCTATTTCTCAAAGAACACAATTGAGAAAGCGAGTCAAATGTACCTAAGAAATGGTAATCAAAACAACTCCACGTTAGAACATCAGCATCAGCTTAATGGGTTGACTCTGGTTGAGTCTTGGATCGTAGAAGATGAGGTGCATGACAAGAGCAGAAAATACGGAATGAACGTACCCGTTGGGACATGGATGGGAACAATGAAGGTCAACAATGAGGAGGTTTGGCAAGAATATGTGAAAAAAGGCAGAGTCAAAGGTTTTTCAATTGAAGGATACTTTGCGGATAAGGTAAACATGACAATTCAAAAGCCTCAATTAACACTTGAAGAAATAGAAAACGAGGAAGCAAAAGAAATGCTTTCAATGATTAGAGGAATTATCAACAAGGAAAAGAACGAGATTGAAATGGAGTCTTTCAGGGACTATCCTGATTCCGTAAAAAACAACGCAAAAAGAGGCATTGAGTTAAACAAAAAGATTAACAATAAATGTGCAACTGAAGTAGGTAAAATTAGAGCGCAACAATTGGCTCAAGGGAAGCCTATTTCTATGAATACCATTAAAAGGATGTACTCATATTTAAGCAGAGCAGAAGAGTTTTACGATCCTTCAGACACTAAGGCATGTGGGACTATATCTTATTTATTATGGGGTGGCAAATCAGCTTTGGGATGGGCAAAAAAGAAAATGAATGAAGCAGAAAAAGAGAAAAAATCATGACAAATAAAACGAAGACACTTATACCTAGCAGAACAAGTCCAAAGAGTAGTAGCAGGGCATGTTTATGTAGACATAAAAACACCTATTCAAGAAAATGTTGCGAGGGTGGAACTATGAATCAAGGCATTGGACCAATTTATCGACAGAGTTAAAAGACAAAACTTTTAAATTTTTACGTTATACTAATATGAGAACAAATGAAATGTTGAATCAAATAAAAACGCTTCTTGACATTCAAGTCAAATTGGAGACCATGAAGCTAGAGAATGGAACTGATATAGAAGCGGAAGCATTTGAGAAAGGGAAAGAAGTTTTTATCCTTACCGATGATGAAAAAGTAGCTATGCCAGTCGGCGAATATATACTTGAAGACTCACGGCTTTTAGTTGTTGAAGAAGAAGGTATGATTGCAGACGTCAGAGACGTTAGCGATGATGTCCCAGAAAAAGAGGAAACTACTGAGGACTTAGCAGATGACAAGGAAGAGAAGGACGAGAAGAAAATGGCAGAAGTTGGCGATTGGGAAGGCATGGAAAAGAGAATACAAAATCTTGAAGATGCTATTGCTGATCTAAAAGCAGATAAGGTTTCTGCGGAAGAGGTTGAAGAAATGGGGTACGGAAATAAAGAGGAAATGAACGAAGACCTCAAAGAAGAACTTTCACAACCTGCGGCTCAAGCTATTAAGCATAGTCCAGAATCAGTATCAAACAAGAATGAAAAGATAACTTTTCAGAAACAAAGAACTAAGTCCGTTATGGATTCAGTATTATCAAAAATTTTAAACAACTAATATAATGGCTTTAACAATAACTAGCACCTATGCAGGTGAATTTGCAGGAAAATACATAGCCGCGGCTTTATTGAGCGGTTCAACAATTGACAACGGAGGCATCGAAATCATGCCAAACGTTAAGTACAAAGAAGTAATTCAGAAAGTTGACACGTCTGGTTTAATTGTGGACTCATCATGTGATTTCACAAACACGGGAAACGTCACATTGACTGAGAGAATTATTCAACCAGAGGAATTTCAGGTAAACCTTGAATTGTGTAAAACTCCATTCATTGCGAATTGGGGCGCTCAAAGCATGGGATACTCTGCCTTTGATCAATTACCTCCGACCTTCGCTGAATTTCTTATTGCTCATGTAGCAAAAGAAGTGGCTCAGAAAACAGAGCAGAATATCTGGAACGGTGCAAATGCCGTTGTTGGTTCTTTTGACGGATTCGTGCCATTGATGACTGCTGATGCGGCAGTACCTAAAGTGGTTGCTCCTGCGGCAGTTGATGCGGCAAATGTAATCGCTGAACTAGGCAGAATTGTTGACGCAATTCCTTCTGCTCTTTACGGAAAAGAAGATTTATACTTATACGTTTCACAGAATATTGCTCGTGCTTATGTTCGTGCTTTAGGAGGATTTGCGGCGGCAGGAGTTGGTGCAAATGGTGTAAACAATGAAGGTACACAATGGTGGAACAACGGAGCATTAACATTTGACGGTGTCAAAATATTTGTTGCTCAAGGATTGCCTGATGACCATGCGGTTGCGGCTGAGAAGACCAACCTATACTTCGGCACGGGATTGATGTCAGATATGAACCTTGTAAAGGTTTTAGACATGGGCGATCTTGACGGATCGCAGAATGTGAGAGTAATCATGCGATTTACTGCCGCAGTACAATACGGCATATCAACTGATTGCGTTCTTTATTCTTAATTTATAACCTAAAGAGGGCATTTAGGGATCAAACCCTGCTTGCCCTTTTTTTAAACAAAAAAGATTATGGCATGTTTATTAACAAAAGGCAGAAAGCTACCTTGTAAATCAGCTTTTGGCGGGATTAAAGCCGCTTATTTTATAAACTTTAACGGAACGGGAACGGGTCTTGGAACGGTAACATTTGATGCTGATGGGCAAATTGATACGGCTTCCCTTTCTGGATCAATGGAAGTTTATCAGTATGACGTGAAGGGTGCTTCTTCATTGGAGACAACAATCACAAGTTCAAGGGATACGGGAACGACTTTTTATACTCAGACTTTAAGTTTGACTTTCACTTATCTGGATAAAGCGACTCAGCAGGAAATTCAATTATTGGCTCAATCTAGACCACAAGTTGCGGTTGAAGATTATTACGGGAACATATTTCTTGTAGGGTTGGAAAATGGAGCAGAATGCACGGGGGGAACTATTGCCACGGGAACGGCGGCAGGAGACCTTTCAGGATTCACTTTAACAATGGAAGGAATTGAAGAGACGGCTGCACCTTGGATATTATCAACAATAATTACGGGAGCGACTCAAGCAACTCAAATTGATCCAACGGCTTAAATTTAGTTTTGGTTAATTAATGGAAGCAGTCTTCGAGGGGGGACTGCTTTTTTTCTTTCATTTTCAAAAATATCAATGAAATTACGTTATACTATTAGATGATAATACTAAGAACCTCCGCAACTGCTCAAACGCTTACCGTAATTCCTAGAGAATACGTCACAACTTTTAGCATGGACATTCGTGATGATAGTACAAACGTCACTACTATTTATGAAATAACAACGGCAACAACGGTAGGAAATTACCTAGTATTTAATAATACCTTTAACCCTATTTTAGTTGAAGGTCATTTTTACGATCTTAGATTGTACATTGACTATAATATCTGGAATACAAACTTTAATCTTTGGGAAGCAGAAAACACTAAATGGAACGAAACTAATACCTTTGTTTCTGAAATATTCTCAGATCGCATCTTTTGTACAGATCAAACCATTGATCAAACGAAGAATGAGTACTACGAACTTAACGAGGGGCAGTATACTTATAACAATTCCTACAACAATGACTATATTGTAACATCATGAAAAGGAACAAAAAAAGCACATTACCAAATATCTCAGTAAAACAGAATAAAAATGAAACTGAGATTGGAGTAATCAACTTAAGCACATATACTAGTCCAGAAGTTAAGGAGGTCGCAAACAAGGATTGGGTATCTTATGGAGAAGATAATAACTATTTTCAATTCTTAATAGATAGATACAATGGTAGTCCGACAAATAATGCGGCTATTAATGGGATCAGTCAAGCGATTTATGGCAAAGGATTAAATGCTACGGATGCGGCAAGAAAACCAGAGCAATATGCTCAGATGGTTTCTTTACTTCACAAGGATTGTGTGCGTAAAGTTTGCTATGATTTGAAACTAATGGGTCAAGCGGCAATGCAAGTAATCTATTCAAAGGACAGAAAGCAGATTGCTAAAATAGAACATTTTCCAATTGAGACTTTAAGAGCAGAAAAGGCAAATGATGACGGAGAAATACCTGCATATTACTATTTCAAGGATTGGACTGAAATCAAACCAAGCGATAAGCCTTTAAGAATCCCTGCTTATGGAATGTCAAATGAGGCAATTGAAATTTATTACATCAAACCTTATCGTGCAGGATTTTATTACTATTCACCCGTTGATTACCAAGGCGGTTTGCAATATTGTGAACTAGAAGAAGAGATCAGTAACTACCATTTAAACAATATCATGAACGGACTGAGTCCGTCAATGCTTATTAACTTTAATAATGGAACTCCAAATCAACAAGAAAGGGAATTAATTGAGCAAAGGATTGCATCTAAATTCTCAGGCAGTTCAAACGCAGGAAAGTTTATCCTGGCATTTAACGATAACAAGGATGCTCAAGCTGAAATAACACCAGTACAACTATCAGATGCGCATAACCAATACCAATTTCTTTCAGATGAAAGTGCAAAGAAGATAATGGTTGCGCATCGGATTGTTTCCCCTATGCTTTTGGGTATAAAAGACAACTCAGGATTAGGGAACAATGCAGAGGAAATAAAGACCGCAAGTCTATTAATGGATAATACGGTCATCCGACCATTTCAAGAGTTGCTAATCGATTGTTTTGATACTCTGCTATCCTACAATGGTATCTCATTGAACTTATACTTTACAACTTTGCAACCTTTAGAGTTTACAGAGGTTGATAAATCACTTCAAGATAAAGAAGAGATTGAAGAAGAAACGGGAGTCAAGATGAGCAGAGAGATAAGCGGTCAAATTGCTTATGATACTATTGAAGAAGCTGAAAGTATGGCTGAACAAATGGGATGCAAAGGACATCATGAGCATGAAATTGAAGGGACAATTTACTATATGCCTTGTGAATCTCATACAGATTTAAAAGCGCCTTGTTGGGATGGATACGAGCAGATAGGATTCAAGGACAAGAATGGAAAAAAAGTACCTAATTGTGTCCCAATTGAGGCGAGTAAACAAGATTTATCATCTCAAGACTTAGATGAATTTCTTTCTTTGGGAGAGGATGAAGAAGATTTTTTAGGCAAATATGATTTGATTGACGTGTCAGAAGTTGACTACGAAAAAGATCACGAATTTGATGAGAAAATAACCGAATTAAATAGACCTGAAATATCAACATTACAGAAGGTAATTAACCTAGTAAGTACGGGAGATGCATATAAGAATAGAAAATCAGATCAAGACGGGAAAAGTAAACAAGACCCATCGTTGAAATTTCTGGTCAGATATCAATATGCTCCTTTAAAGACACAAGCAGAGACAAGAGATTTCTGCAAAGCGATGGTAAGAGCAAAAAAGATATACCGAAAAGAGGATATTCTTGCTTTAAGCAATAAAGTAGTCAATAAAGGATTTGGCAAAGGAGGCTCTAGCAAGTATTCTATCTGGCTTTATAAAGGAGGAGCGAGATGTTACCATAAATGGTTCAGGAAAACCTACGTTTTAAAAGAGGATCGCAATTTAAATAAAGAAGGCATCAAGAAAAAAGATGAAATAACAAGCACAAAAGCAAAGTCTTTGGGATTTAGAGCGCCAATCAACGATCAATTAGTACCCGTTGCTCCTAGAGATATGCAGTTTGAGGGATATACAAAAGCATATTGGGACAAGATGGGATTTACAAACACGGCAAATTAAAGTTATGGCAACAGCATTATTCATAAATAGGACAGACCTTGTCAGAAACTCAATACTTGATGGCAATGTTGATACGGACAAATTTATTCAGTTCATAAAAACGGCTCAAGTGGTGACTATTCAGCAGTACATGGGGACTAAATTGTACGATAGAATTGCTGATTTAATTTCAACGGGAGACATTGATCTTCCTGCAAATGCCGCATATAAAACCTTGCTAACAGAGTATATTCAGCCGATGCTTATCTGGTACTCTCAGGTGGATTACGTTCCTTTTGCGGCTTATCAAATACGAAACGGAGGCATTTATAAGCATTCATCTGAGAACTCAGAAACGGTTTCAAAGGATGAGGTTGACTTTTTAGTAGAAAAATGCAGGACTCAGGCAGATTGGTATTCCAGAAGATTTATTGATTTTATGGCTTTTAATCAGCAGACATATCCAGAGTATACTTTAAATACAAATGATGATTTATACCCTAGTTATGATGCAGTTAACAACGGTTGGGTATTATGAAGAAAATAAAGATCAAGGATAAAAACGCAGAAAAACTTAGAATTTTCTTGCTTAAAATTGAAGAGATAAAAAAAGAAAAAAATGGCAACTCTATTTAATACCAGAATAGCAGACACCTATCAAGGACTGCTCAAGACGATTGACACCGCAGTAATTGGCGCAACATTAACTCAAATTAGTGATGGGTCAGGAAATGGAACGGGAGTTTTTCTAAACAACGCAGGGGATTTAGAAGCCACGGGCATCGTTTCATTTGGCTCATTAAAGGATATCGGAGAAAATATAACCATTACAAAGTTTGTTGATGCGGCTGATGGCTTAATCAACAATGATAATGACACCACAATCCCAACGAGTGCGGCAATTATAGATTACGTTGCAGGGCAAATCACTCTTTCTGACCTTGATTTTAGCGGAGACGGTGGTTCTACGGGATCGGTTGATTTAGATGGTCAAGTTTTTAGCATTTTAGGAACATCAAACGAGATTACAACAAGCGGAAGCGGTCAGACTTTGACTATAGGTTTGCCTAGTAGCGTCACTATTTCAGGAACACTAACGGCAACAACTTTTTCAGGTGACTTAAATGGCACGATTAACACGGCTACAACTGCAGTTACTCAGCCATTGGGTGACAATTCTACAAAGGTTGCAACTACTGCCTTTGTTGATCGAGTGATAACTGCTCAAGATTTAGACTTTCAAGGAACTACGGGAAGCGGAACGGTTGACTTAGATTCTGAAACCTTTATAATTCAAGGAACAACAAATGAAATAACAACTGCGGCAACGGGTCAAGTTTTGACGGTTGGTTTACCTAGTTCAATTACAACTGATTTAGTCGGAAACGTAACGGGAAATGTCACGGGTAATTTAACGGGAGACGTTACGGGTAATCTAACGGGGAACACAAATGGAATCCACACGGGAAACGTGGTGGGAGATGTCACGGGTGACCTAACGGGCAACGTAACGGGTAATGTAGTAGGTGACTTGACGGGTAACACAACGGGATTACACACGGGCAATGTTATTGGTAATGTTACGGGCGATCTATCAGGCAACGTAGTCGGAAACGTCACGGGAGATTTGACGGGCAATGCTGACACGGCAACTGCTTGGGCAAACGGAAGGACAATAACCTTGACGGGAGAAGCCACGGGAGTCACTCCTTCAATAGATGGCACTACGAACGTCTCTGCGGCTCTTACATTGACTAACTCAGCAGTAATAGATAAAGTGTTGACGGGGTTACAAAGTCCCGCAGGAGCCACTATATTGGCTACTGATAGCATGTTGATTGCTTTCGGGAAATTACAAAGTCAAATAAACGGAATTGCTGAAGGATTACAATACCAAGGGTCATGGAATGCCTCCACAAATACACCTGCTTTGGCGAGTAGCGTTGGAACTCAAGGATTTTACTACATTGTAAATGTCGCAGGATCAACAAACCTCAACGGAATCACAGATTGGGAGGTTGGAGATTGGGCAATTTTTAGCACCACGGGAGTATGGCAACGCTTAGACCAAACGGGAGTACAAGGAACGGGAACGGCGGGAACACTAACAAAGTGGGCAACGGGTTCAACGATATCAGATTCAATCGTTTCAGAATCGGGAACTGCTTTAACGGTTACGGGATCGCTTAACACAACTTTAGGATCAAATATTGCGGGAGATTTCTCAGTAAACACAAACAAATTTACGGTTGGATCAGCAACGGGCAACGTAGTAGCGTCAGGACAACTACAAGGAAACGATTTAGACATTGTTACTACCTCGGTTTTGTCGGGAAATGTGACAATGAGCGCAGACGCATCGGTTGGCGGAACGCTTACAACTGCAAGTCCCGTTATAAACACAGGCATATCTGGATCAGCGGTTTTAGATGATGACACATTCGCAACGGCATCAGCGACAACGGTAGCAACATCAGAAAGCATCAAGGCTTATGTAGATAATAACACGGGGTCGGGAACTGCAGGAACTATTCCAAAGTGGGCAACGGGTGGCGAGAGTCTTGAAGATAGTATTATTACCGAAGCATCAAGTGCGATTACGGTTTCGGGTGCAGTTACCTCAAAGGATTTAACTGTTATTGATACTTACGCTAATGATCCTTTAATAAAATTAGCTACAAATACAAGTAGTAATGTAGAAGTAGAAATGAGAACCGCAACCACGTCTTACAATGCGGGTATTGGTGTGGTAACAAGTGGGTATGATTTTAATATATTCACAGAGAATACCCCAAAACTTACCATTACATCGGGAGGTGATGTGGGTATTGGAATATCACCATCTCGAAAACTAGATGTTCAAATAGGTAGCGGATCATCTAATGGAGTTGGATTTATAAATGGAGGGGGCAAAGGTTTAGAGATTTATACAGATAGTAATGGATCAAATGCAGATGTTTATATAAATCAAACATCAAGTGATTTGGCTAGTTTGTTTTATCAACTAAATGGATCAACTAAACTCACCATCTCATCGACGGGTGCTGCTACTTTTAGTGGGGATATAATACGAAAAGGGAACGTTGGTAACATTAGTTTTGAAGGGGGAAGCGTAACAAATATAAATGCGCAAATTCAATATGATCAAAT